CCACCAGCAGTTGTTCCCATAAAGCTGATAGTCCAACCATCAAGCATTAGTGGTTCCCCATTGCTGGTAACTGTCACGCGCAATGATTGATAATTTCCATCCCCTTGACGTAACTCGACCATTGGGTTCTGGAACTCTGATTTTGTTGTGTCTATATTTAAACTTAATCCACTAGCCATTTTGTACCTCGCTTACCGATTGTATTGCTGATTCAGCAATCATATCTTTCGCTTTATGAATAGCTTTCGTATTAATTTCTTCTGTTGTCGATTGTAGTGAAACACTATCATTTTCTTTTGTTAACACCACTTGACCGCCAAAATAATTAACACCATCAACAAAATTAACGACAACTGTTACTGACTTTAATTCTAAACCATTGGTACCATTGGTTAAATCGTTATTGGTAATTTGAGTTGTAATTGTCATCGACATATTATTCACCAGCCTTTTTTTGTGCTTGTTCCAGCAAACTCTCTAATTGAGCGATTGCCAATGTCTTGTTTGCGTTTTCTTGTAATAGTTTTTGAATAACAATATCTTTATCTGGTTGCATAATTATTCTCCTACCTTTGTGCTTAGCATATTCTTAGAAACAATTTCAGCTATCTTATCTAACTTTTGTTGACCGTTATATTCAAGCCATTCAGCCCTACTAATCACAACTGTACCGTTGTCAATTGCTGTTCCGTCAGCAAACGTTACCCCGAAAATCAGTTTAACTGTTTGATCCTCATTATTTGGAACTTCATTTTTCATTTGAATATTGTTCATTTTTCTTTTAACCTTTCAATCTCTACTTGCTGTTTTAATATCATTTTGCGCATGTTTCTGATAATTGGGATTAGAGCAGCACCGATTTTCTCATACTGAATACCATGTAACTCACCGGTTTCTTCGTCTTTCAATACAAAGTCGTCAAGTCCAGCTTTATCAAAATCTTCAGCAAGCATACCGTAATATCTACGGTTACTTAAATCAATTTTGTGGTCTGGCTTAATTCCAGTTTCTTTATATATTTGAATCTCTTCATCATCTGACTTATCTTGCCAAGTCATAGGATCTAGGGTTAATAGTTTTTCACCGGCTGAACCGTCTTTGTCGTATTTAATATTAGTTTTATACTTAATAGACGATGATAATGCTGTTAAAGCACCATCTGTCGCCATTTGTACCGATGTACCACCAGAAGTCCATTTAATGTTACCAAGATACAAATAACCGTTTTGCCTAGCTTGTAACATCCAAATTCCCTTAGATGATAAACTGACATTCCCTTGGTTAGAATAAAGATTTAACGTATTAGATGAACCGACATAAAACTGTAAATCCTGACCTTGCTGTAATTTAGCTAAATCAGTTGTTGCGCCGTTGATTGATTGCCAACTTCTACCACTAATCAACTTAATTGTATCCGCATATACTGTACCAGAAGTGTTAACAGAAAAACGCGGGTTGTTTTGGTTGTACCCAACGTACATTCCGTGACCTGTAAAGAATGAGTAACCACCGGTCTGTTCATGGTGATCAGCGTCTTCTTGCGATATACGCAATCCAGTCATTCCTAGTTCAGCAGAAGTATTTAATCTATTTGTTCCTGATTGAATGCCGGCGTCACTTTGTGTATACCAAGCATACTGCTTCGTACTACCAATATAAGCGTCATCTGCTGTTACCGTCCCGCTAATACCTAACCTTGTACCATCGCTACCTAGATTATATACGCCGTTTTGATTAATACGAATCCAAGGGTCAGTGTTTCCACTAGGCTGGTTATTGTAGTAATAAGGATTGTCAGAAAAATCATATATTGTCCCTAACTGGTTGGCATAAAACTTTCCACCGTTAGTAATACCAATCTGAACACCTGTTAAGTTACCAGTCGTAATGTTGCTTGCGTTGATATTGATACCGTTTATTTGTGAGAAATCAAGCTGACCACCTTTAATAAAATTAGCGCTCAATTCACCAGTAACAATATTGCCGGCGTCCATATTTAGAACGTTTATTTTAGCAGCGTCAATCGTCCCAATCTGTAGCCTTGTCGCGTCAGCCGCACCATCAAATTTAACCCAAACAGTACCTGAATAAGTATACATGGCGCGTCCGTCAGGCTCGTTATTGTCGCTTTTAAACCAAACGTCACCTTGAACTGCACCGGTTGGTGTGTCTGTCCCATAGAAAACTGTATGTGAACCTTGCTGTATAGCTGTATTTTCTTTCCATTGTTGATCTGTTGAAGCAGAAAGAACCCAACCGCTACCATTATAGTAATACATTTCAGTATTTCCGTTAGGTAACAGCTTGTACCACACATCGCCTTGCTTACCACTTAATGGTTGTTCTGAACCATAAGAAGTGCTTTGATGTCCGCCGTTTGATATACTCCACTGCGTTTGGTTGCTAATTGCTTGCGCCTGACCACTCAAACGGTTGACTTGATTTGTTAATGAGTTTCCACTTAAATTATCACCTAAGCTAATCGTTGTTTTTGTTTCATCAACTAAGTCATAATCAACTTCAAATACTCGCGTTTTGTAACTCATGTCTCTATCGCTGTGCATGATTAAGACAGTATCACCAAGTGATAAATTACCAACATCTGCTACCGTAGCTGAGTATTGTATTTGTGGGTGGTTTGCTTTCATTAAGTCTTTATAGGCTTGTTGAATAAGTATATTAACATCGTCTATCTGGTCGTATTCTTGTATAAGCAGTCTTGCATTACCGTTTATTTGCCCCCATTCAGCAGTAGCAACAGGGTCGTTTAGTATGATTGAACCTTTTGGTTTGTCTAGCGGTTGATTGGGTTTAGCCCATACAACGTCTGATATGTCAATTCTGCGTCCATAACCATCAGGAGAACCGTCAGTACCTTGGCTAACCTGTTCCCCTTTACCACGAGGCAATATAGCTGTGTATATACTATCAGTAGTCTGCTTCTTTGTGACTGTTAACAAGTTAGAACCATAGGCGAATACTTTTGATGTATCTTTACCTTGTTGCGCAACATAGTCGACAAATCTACCAGTTATTTTGTTAGTATCAATCGTTACATAGAAAACTAATTCGCCACCAATTAAACTAACCACGTTTTTAACAGCGTCAAGGTTACTAATATAATAAAAGTTAGTTTTAGCCGTGCTTGTGATGTTACAATTTTTCAAAGTCCAACCACTGCCGTCGAGTGCCATAGTCATTAAATGTTGACCGTCAATAACTGATGGGCGGACGTCTTTGATATAGTTACCAGTAGCCAATTCTTGATAAGCTAACTCGTTGGCTGAATACTCAACGTTATTCTCGTTATCAGTTTTACTAGCTAACCTAAACAGCAAATGCTTTTGTTTGTCTAGCGGGTGTTGTATTGATACATATTTACCATAACTGTTGATTGACTTGTTTATTGGTAGTGTGAAGCTGAATATAATACCAGTATTTATCTTAAAATCAAGATGACCTTCTAACAGCTCTTTTTCGCTAATATTATCTATAATATTCTGTTGTTTATCAAATATATAAATCATAGCATAGTCACCCTGTAATCAACTTTTAAATCACTAGCATTTGGGCTAGAAACAACGTCACCGCTTTTAACTTTCTGTTCAAATATATTTGTGTGCATAATATCCACATACATCAATTGTGATAATCCGGCATGTGTAATATCAAATGTACTTTGGTCGATAATGATTAAATCGCCCTTGTTATATCCAGTATTCAATACCAAGCTGTAATCTGTATTAATATCCAATTCAACTTTGTTTGTGTTATCTGAAACAGTTAGATAAATCTTATCTAGTGTCTGTTCGTATGATAGTTGTGGATCATTAATAACTAACTGGCTACCGCCTTCAATCGTTTTAGATTGTCCATAACGATAAGGTTTAGTCATTTTAATAGTGATTGTACCAGTTGTTTTAATCGTTCCAGCGTCATCAACGGCAAGTGATGTTACTGTACCGTATCTAACGAACTCATTTTCATCAGCAAAGAAGAACGCTCGTTCGTTACCCTGTAAAACATATTTTAGCCTTGTATATTTCTTGTTAAAATCATCAATATCAACGCCATTTAATTCATATTTAATTGTAATCTCGTGGCTGTCAAGCTTACTAGAAACAAAAAGCTCACCGTCACTCACTGTATTAACTGTATTCACTGTGCGTGTATAATTTTCACGTCCTGATACATTTAATGTGCGATAGCCGGCAAGCTCCTTATCCAGATTGACACCCCCGAACGTCAACGCCTCTGGCATTAATCGCTCTAGTGAGGACTGCGCCGTTAAGGGTTGAAAGTCGTATAGGTTTGTCATA